TTCTATACTGGTACATACCCAGTAATTACCTCTGGTAAGAATTCGAAGGTTATTATTACATCTACTGCAAATGGAGTAGGTAATATGTTCCATCGTATCTGGGAAGCATCGGTTACAGGGTCAAATGAGTTTGCAAACTACCAAGTTAACTGGCATGATGTGCCTGGCAGAGATGAAAAATGGAAGGATACTACCATTGCAAATACATCAGAGTTGCAGTTTGAACAAGAATTTGGTAATTCTTTCTTAGGAACTGGTAGAACTTTAATCCCATCTAATGTAATTTTGGGGTTAGTATCAGAAAATCCTCAAGAAATATATGGTAATACAAGAGTATATAAGAAACCTAAACCACATCATGAATACATTATGACTGTAGATACAGCAGAAGGTAAAGGTATGGATTACTCCACATTTACTATATTTGATATACATGATGGTAATATGTTTGAACAAGTATGTACATTTAGAGATAATTTAATATCTCCTATGTTATTACCAGATGTATGTGCAAAATATGGTAAGTTATATAACGATGCACTTGTTATTGTAGAGAATAATAATCAAGGTACAATGGTATGTAGAGAACTCTATTATGAGTTAGAATACGAAAATATGTTCCTAACCAGTGCTGTTAAAGCAGATGGAGTAGGAGTAAGGATGACCCAAAAGGTCAAAGCACAAGGATGTGCAGCTCTTAAAGAGATAATGGAAGAGAAAAAACTTTATATAAGGGATACAGATACTATCCAAGAGTTTGCAACTTTCGTATCAAAAGGACAATCATGGCAGGCAGATGGTGGATGTCATGATGATATGGTAATGAATTGTGTACTATTTGCATGGTTTGTTGCAACACCACTGTTTAAAGACATATCTAATGCAGATTTAAAGTCTATGTTATATGCCGAAAAACAAAAAGAAATAGAAAATGATATAGTTCCAATCGGAATAATGGATGGAAATACTTATACTAGACAGGAGACTTTCGTTGAAGGTGGAGATGTTTGGACAGTAGAAGAGAAAGATGGAACTTTTTAAAATCAAAGAAATACTAAATACTAATACAAATCAAACAATGTGGTTTGTTATTAGAAATAAACTTTTTATGGGAGAAAACTAAAATGGCATTTCAAGTATCACCTGGCGTACAGGTAAGAGAAATCGATGTGACAAATGTTGTTCCAGCAGTATCATCAAGTATTGGTGGATATGTTGGACAATTTAGTTGGGGCCCAGTTGATGAAGTTAGAACTATAACCTCTGAGAAAGAATTAGTTAGTGTTTTTGGTGAACCTACAGGTGATGATACACATGTTAAGGAATCCGAAAAGAAAGAACACTTCTATTCAGCTGCAAACTTTTTAAGATATGGAAATAACTTAAAGGTCGTTAGAGCATTATCAACAGGAATGTTGAATGCAACTACTGGAACAGCTGGACTACTAATTAAGAATTCGACACATTACTATGAGTCAAACTATCATTCTGGTAGTGCAGCTTCTAGTGCTGGTCATTTCACAGCGAGAAATGTTGGTAATTTAGGTAATAGTTTAAAAGTATCTGTATGTGCTGGTGTTGATGCCTTTTCAAAGGCTTCTGCAACTACTATTGACGATACAAGTAGAGCGGTTGGAGACACAACTTTGGTTGTTGCCTCTGGTGCAGCTTTGGTTGTCGGTGATATAATCACTTTTGCTAGTGACACAACAAGATATAAAATATCTGGTATCTCAAGTAACACAATAACATTTGCATTAGAGTCCGATGGAACTTCTGGTTTACAGAGTGCCCCTGACGCAAATGCAGCGATTCATCGTGAATGGGAATATGCATCTAGTTTTACTAAAGCACCTGGCTCAAGTCCAGATGCACTTGCAAATTCAAGTTCTTTAGATGAAATACATGTTGCAGTAATAGACGAAGATGGTTCTATAACAGGAATCGTAGGAGAAATCCTAGAAATATTCGAAGGTCTTTCAATGGCATCTAATGCTAAAGACTCAGAAGGTTCTTCTAATTACTATGTAGATAAAATCAGATATAACTCTAACTACATTTTCTGGACAAAACACAACACAAACACATCCGAAGCGGGTAGTACATTCAGTGCAGCAGGTTCTGCATTTGATATACACACATTACCCATAACAGAATCATTCACAAATGGTACTGATGGAAGTAATTTAACATCTGGTCAAAAGAACACAGGATATTCAACATATCTTGGTGATGCAGAGACACAAGATGTGGACTTCTTAATTTCAGGCCCAGTGAATGGGGATGATGGTTCTAATGGAGATGTTAGAACATTAGCAGAAGCAACAACTCAAGCAAATAACTTGATAGCAGTTGCAGCTGCAAGAAAAGACTGTATGGCAGTCATTTCACCAAGAAGAGAAGATTGTGTAGCAAATGCAACAGCATCTGCTTCAGTCGTAGGATTCGCAGAAACCTTAACATCTAGTTCTTATGCAGTATTAGACTCTACATGGTGTTATCAGTACGATAAGTACTCTGATAACTATTGTTATGTACCAGCTTGTTCACACACAGCAGGTATCATGGCAAAAACAGACCAAGATAGAGATGCATGGTTCTCACCAGCAGGATTTAGTAGAGGACAATTCTTAGGAATTACTAAATTGTCTTTCAATCCAAATCAAGCTGAAAGAGATGCACTATATAAGAAGAGGGTTAATCCAGTAGTTACTTTCCCTGGCCAAGGGACTGTATTATTCGGAGATAAAACTCTACTTACAAATGCAAGTGCATTTGACAGAATTAATGTTAGAAGGTTATTCATAGTCATGGAAAAGGCAATCGCAACAGCAGCGAAGTTTCAATTATTTGAATTCAACGATGCATTTACAAGAGCTCAATTTAGAGCAACGATTGAACCATTCTTGAGACAAGTAAAAGGTAGAAGGGGATTAATTGATTTCCAAGTTATTTGTGATGAAACAAATAACCCACAATCAGTTGTGGATGCAAATCAATTCCAAGCTTCTATATTCGTTAAACCCAATAGGAGTATCAACTTCATTACACTAAACTTTGTTGCAGCTAGGTCTGGTGTAGAGTTTGAAGAAGTGTATGGTGCTACTAATACCCAATATGGAAACTAGGAGTAAGACATGGCAACTATAGATGAATTTAAAAGTCAGTTAATCGCTGGTGGTGTTCGTTCTAATAGATTCAAAGTTTACATTCCTAGAATGGGTGAGAATATTGAATTTATGTGTAAAACCGCAGCGATTCCAGGCTCAACCCTACCAGTAGTTGAAGTTCCTTTTAGAGGACATAAACTAAAAATAGCTGGGGATAGAACTTTCGAAGATTGGACAGTTACAATCATTAACGATGTTAACTTTACTTCTAGAACAGAAGTAGAAAAATGGATGGAAAGCATACAAGAAATGGATAGTGGAGTTGGTGCTACTGATTTAGACTATCTCGTTTCAAGAGCAACTGTATCACAATTAAATAGAGATGATGCTGTTATTGCAACATATGAGTTGTATAACATGTATCCTCAAACATTAGCACAGATTGATTTATCATATGATACTGCTGATGAGATACAAGCTTTTGATGTAACATTCAGTTATTCACACTGGGAAAGAACTCTTTAAGAGTTCTTCTCTCCAGTAGTGTTATAAATATATATTATGGAAATATTTGGATTTGAAATAAAGAGGAAAGACGCAGAGGAACGAGCACCATCCTTTGTCGCACCTATCAACGATGATGGCGCACAGGTTCTAGAAGTAGGACAGGGTGGATACTCGATTGGTGGTGGATATGCACAAGGTACATTCCTTGACATGGAAGGTGGGGTTAAATCTGAACAAGATTTAATCGTAAGATACCGACAAATGTCATTGATACCAGAAGTGGATATGGCAATTGATGATATCGTTCAAGAAGCAATTTCTTCTAATGATTTAGATGCACAAGTTGGTATCAACTTGGATTCAACTAAATTTTCAGATTCAATTAAGTCCAAGGTGAGGGATGAATTCTCTGAGGTCTTAAGACTAATGAGATTTAATCAGACCTCATCTGATATATTTAGAAAATGGTATGTAGATGGAAGAATGTACTTCCATTTACTTGTCGACACTGCAAAACCTAAAAAGGGTGTTGTAGGTCTTAGAATGATAGACCCTATCCAGATTAAAAAGGTTAGGGAAGTTTCTAAGAAAAAAGATAAGAATGGTATAGAGGTAATTGATAAAGTTAAAGAATACTATACTTATAACCAAGGTGGATTTGAGAAGAATCAAACACTTGGACAAGGTGGTCAGACCTTGCAGATATCACCAGATGCGATAGTTTATACTACATCTGGAATGATGGATGCAAACAGAAGAAACATCATTGGTTACATGCACAAAGGACTAAAGGCTGCTAACCAATTAAGAATGATGGAAGATGCACTTGTTATCTATAGGATATCAAGAGCCCCAGAAAGAAGAATTTTCTATATAGATGTAGGAAACCTTCCGAAGGCAAAGGCAGAACAGTATCTTGCAGATACAATGACTAGGTATAAGAATAAACTAGTCTACAATGCAGATACAGGTGAAGTCAGAGATGACAGAAAACATATGAGTATGTTGGAAGATTTCTGGTTACCAAGAAGAGAAGGTGGAAGAGGAACAGAGATTACCACCTTACCTGGCG